TGGCGGGGTGGTCGGCAACGAGGTGCCGATCATCGCTCAGCGCGGCGAAACCGTGTTTACCCCTGGCCAGATGCGGGCGCTCGGTAGCGAGCTCGGCCAACGGCCCGAGGTCCAGGTCAACGTCCATGTCGACAATCGGGCCCCTGGGACGGAGGCCCGCGCCCAATGGCGATCGGACGGGGGCGGAGGTCTCAGCCTCGACATCGTGGTTGAGCAGATCGAGGGCCAGATCGCCCGCAACATTGGTCGTGGCGAAGGCTTGGCTCCGACCATGGAACGCCGCTACGGGCTTAATCCGGCGGCGGGCTCCTATCGGTAAGAACAAGAGGCATGACAGGGCATGACAATAAGCTGGCCCACGACCCTGCCGTTGCCGACCATCGAGGGCTACGGCGTACATCCGGGCGAAGCGACCCTGCGCACCGAGATGGAGGCCGGCCCAGCCCGACAACGGCGGCGCTTCACCCAGGTGCCGAGCCGGATCTCTGTTCGGTGGCTGTTCCGTCGCCAGCAGTTCGCCCTCTTTGAGGCCTGGTATCGCTGGCACGCGAAGGAGGGCGGCGAGTGGTTTGGGATCGATCTTCTGGGCGGTCTCGGGTTGGTCGCCCACGAGGCCCGTTTCACCCGCCAGTTCGAAGCCCGAGTGCGCGGCGGTGTGCTTTGGGAAGTGACCAGTGAACTGGAGATCCGAGAACGTCCAACCTTGGATGAGGATGCGCTCGGACTGCTTCTTGAAAACGAACCGTCCAGCCTGCTGGCGACCGTCAGCGCCTTGCACACCCTCGTCCATGAAAAGCTCCCAGGTCCCATGGCCTGGTAATCAGAGATCCAATCATGACCCTGCAATCTGAACTGTCTGCCGCCGTCGCCCAGGTGACGGCGGACGGACAACTGCTGCATCAGATCGTCCACGGCGACGTGGCGACCTCCGTCCAAACCGATGGCGTTCCCCTAAAGAGCGTTGCTGGCGTTCTCTCCGATGTCGACGCGCAGCTCCAGTCCGGCTTGACCACGCTGGAAGAGAAGGTCGCCCAGGCGGCCTCCAGTGAGGCGGTCGCCACGGCAAGCGCGGATGCGGCCAGTGCGAGCGAACAAGCGGCAGCGGCAAGCGCTGCCCAGGCCATCGCTGCAGAGGCCAATGCCCTGACAAGTGAACAGTCGGCGTCCGACAGCGCCGATGCTGCGGCGTCCAGTGCCGACAGCGCTTTGGCATCAAAGGTTGCTACCGAAGGAGCTGCTGCATCTGCCGAGCAATCCAACACCCAAGCTGGACTTGCCGAGGCCGGTGCCATCCAATCGGCGGGACTGGCGGAGCAATCCGCCCTTGAAGCCATCCAATCGGCCTCCGCTGCGGGGGCGAGTGAAGCTGCTGCCCAAGCCAGCGCAACGGCTGCCGATGTTTCGGCTGAGAGCACGGCTGCCTCCGAAGCCAATGCGGCACTGTCTGCCTCCAATGCCCAGACTTCGGCGACCGACGCACTGTCTGCCGAGAGTGCAGCCACCAGCTCCAAGGATGCCGCGCAAACGGCGGAGGCCAGCACGCTCTTTTGGGCTGGCAAGGCCGAAGCCAGCGCCACAGCCGCCGAAGCGGCCGCCGTCATCGTCGCCGATGCCACGGGATTGGATCTGCAAACCCTGATCGTCTCGACCCGCCGGGGAACGGACTACCGGACCCTCGGCATCGAACTCTTTTGAAAAGGCTGACCCATGCCAACTCTTGCCCACTATCAGACCTTGAAACTGGCAGAGACGAACGCCGTCGCCACCATCTCGGCCAAGCTCGACGCACCCGATCTGCGCATGGACGACTTCGCCCTCATGGTGAAGGCGGCCGAGCTCATCGAAGACGTCCAGGATCCGGCCGCGTTCAGTGCGCTCAAGGCCAAGATCGTCGCCAAGGCCGTCGGCTTCTATTCGACCGATCTCAGCGGCGAAGGCGTCCTCATGCTGACCCGGGCCAGCCGGTTCGGCGACATCCCCTTCGGCGGGGAGGAGCGCTGGCTTCTGCTCAATCGGGATGATCGCAACATGGATGTGACCGGCGACGTCATGGTCGGCGAGCGCACCCTGGAGTCTTTCGGCGATCGCATCCTTGAGACCATCGGAACGGAGATTTAATCCATGCCCCTGACCATTCCACAACTTCCCGATACGACGCCGTTTGCGACGTTCGACGAAGACATCGATATCTTTAGCAACTCCAAGGCCAAGGACATCCCGGCCAAGCTGAAGGCTATCACCGAGGCGTTGAAGATTCATATCAACACGCTCTGGCTGGCGACGGCGACCGGGTTCGTGAACGACACCATCGTGGCGGACCTGAACACGGCGCTCGCCAACATCGAAGCGTTCAACAATGCGCTGGAAACCCAGATCAATGACCAATTGGCCGAGTTCGAGGTCAACCTCGGGAACTATCTGGGAACCGGAGCCGGATACTCAGTCGATGCGGCCAATGCGGCCCTCTTTACCGGGAGCATCGTCGCGGGCGACGTGACCTATGACGATCTCGGGCAGGTGGTCAGCATCCAGCAGGGTCCGCGCCTGATCGACAACATCACCGATTACGAAGATGGGGCCATGGCCGGTTACGACGAGACCCTGACGCTCGGCGGCATCGCCTATGCCCGGTCCTTTTCCTTCTCTTACACGCCCTATGGGCAAATCGACGCCATCACGGAGGTCTGACGATGGATATCCTGACGTTCAACGCGATCAAGCAACAGCAGCGGCACCTTGACCGGGATCTCCTCGATCCCTGGAAGCGGCCTGCCTTTTCCGTGGTGACCATGAGCAGTTCTGCGCCTTGGGGCACGGTGGTCTACAATCACTATCTCCAGGAGCTCTGCCGTCAGCACTACAACGACAGCGGCTACATGCAGGGCAGCACCAGCAGCCTCGGCACCGAGTTCTTCAACAACTGGTATTCCTACGGGCAGACTAACTCGAATATCAGCTCGACCGACACCTCCTACGGTGACGGCACGGCGCGCTGCGGCCACCTGGGTCACTTGGCTCTGGCCGTCGGTCCCGATGGCTCCATGATCGGTCGCGCCAGCCCCTATTCGGCGACGGCTCTCCGTAATGTCGGTGTCTGGGTCAACAACAAGACCAACCGGAACTTGGCCTTGTTCATGGAAAACCAGTATGCCGGCATCGCACCAAGGGCGATCGCGCCTGGCCGTCTGACCGGAACGGAAGGCTGGCACCTGGCTTGGACGGGGACCAAGTTCTACGCCCAGAACGACTTCGGGACGTACAACAAGTACGGCATGATCGGCTACAACGAGAAAACCCGCACCCTGGTGATCAACGAAAACACCAACGGCGGGACGGCCATGCGCCTGCATGTCTATGCCAACGTCGCGCCCTTCGATGCCTGCGCCACTGATCGGCGTTCCTGGTTCGACAGTCTCGATGAGGCCAACCATACCTTCTTCGATTGGACGGCCAACTCGGCAGGGTATTCGGAAAGTCTCTATCGGGGTGTCGTGATCCCGTGTGACGACGGCAAGATCCTGGTCGTGCGCATGGAGCCGCACAGCTACTGCATGTTGGACCGCTTCACGCCAGACGGTGCTGGCGGCTTCACCAAGGAGGCGACCCACACGCTCAGCACCACCACAACCTACGGAATGGAGGCCGGCGACCGGAACGGGCTCCGCTTCCAGATCTCGAACGACGGCAAATACGTCATCTGCTACCAGCCCTATTACTACTACGGGGCCGGTGCCGAGGTGTTCCTGATCCGGGTCTCAGACGGCAAGTACGTCTTCCTGCAGTACCAGGATTCCAGTTACGGGCGGTCCTTCGCGCCGATCCGAGACAGCGACTTCATGCTATCGTACAGCCCGAACTCGGACAGCGGCTACGGCATCTACATGTCGCACATCGACACCAAGCGGGTGTTCGACGTGATCCCTGACAAGGGCGACATGAGCTCGAAGGTGCCGGGCTTCAACGTCTACATCTTCGACAGCGCCTATCATTCCACCAACTATCCCTACATCGTCCCGATCATCGGAGGTAACTGAACATGGTCGATAAAATCAGCTTTCCCCACGGCAACGACTGGGGCGTGATCGGTCCCAATGGCGACTACAAGCTGCCGGTCAAGTCCGTCCTGGGCCACCGGTTCCAGCTCGTCGACGGCAAGGTCGTCGACCGCTACGGTGGCGTCACCGACGACGAGGTCCGCAGACTCGATGCCGATCAGGTTGCCGAGCAACAGGCGGCGGAATTGGAAGCGGCACGACATACGCTCATTCGCAAGGTGAAAACCGAGGCCGGCGACCGCATTGCCGCATCCGACTGGAAGGTCGATCGGGCTCGTGAGCGTGATGCCTTGAATGACACGACCACCTTGCAGGATGTCTATGCCGAGCGGGAAGCGATCCGCACCGCGAGCGACGAGGCAGAACTGGCGATCCTTGATCTCACCACGCTGGACGCGATCCGGGAATTCACCTGGTAGTCCGTTCGATACCATCCTGATCCACCCATGCCGGCGAAAGCCGGTTTTTTGTGCCCGGAGCTCCAGCCGTATGCCTGATCCAACGCTCAGCCAAGCGATCCGCGAGGCCTATGCGGCCGCGCCATCGGACGTCGTGATCTTGCATACGCTGGAACTCCGCCACCCGGCATTTGAAGATGACAATGGCAACCCGACCGCCATTCGTGTGGTTCGAGACCATCGGGATCTGAGCGCGCGCTTGGAGCCCTCTGCGCCGATCAGCGGTGGCGAGATGGTGACCTTCGTTGCGCTTGCCTTCGATCTGTCGCTTCCGCCCATCGACACCGCGCCGGTACCCGAGATCATGGTGACGCTCGACAACGTCTCTCGTGAGATCGTCCGCCATCTAGATACGGCGGCCGTTTCCCATGACAAGATCGAGATCACCTATCGGCCCTATCTCTCCGCCGATCTGGAAGGGCCACAGATGGATCCGCCGATCACGCTGGTTCTGACCGAGGTCGAGGCCAACGCGCTCCATGTAACAGGGCGGGCGCGGATGCTAGACATCGGCAATAAGACCTTCCCCAGCGAAACCTACACCGCGAAGCGCTTTCCTGGACTGACCCGTTAGGCCGTCTTGATTACACCCCGGTCAATGCTGGGGGCATTCTTCATCTCTTCGACAAGTGCATCAACGATGTCGTCCAATGAAGAGCTATCAAAGCCCTCTTTGGTGGCGTCCAACTCTAGGTCGGTGGACACCTCAAGGATGGTTTCGACACCGCCGTCTTTTGAAACCTCAATGGTTCTCCTGACGGAGGTGACGTGCTTGGTCTGGGAAAGAGACATTCCATTCTCCGCATAAGAATCAAAGAGAAAATCAATCTTAACATGCATTGGGCAGAAAGCTACATCGGCCTCCCGTGGTCCGCCACGGGGGAAGGGCCAGACGCGTTTCATTGCTGGGCTTTCGTCTGCCTGGTTCAGGAACGGCATTTCGGTCGGTTATTGCCGGCAATCGCCAACCCCGAGGATCTGCTCGCGATTGCCAGGGATTTTCGCGACCACCCGGAACGGAAGCGCTGGGTCCAGGTCGATGTTCCAGCCGAGGCAGACTGCGTGCTGATGCGCCAGGCCCGCTACCCGATCCATGTCGGCGTTTGGCTGGACGTGGACGGTGGTGGGGTCCTGCACTGTGCCCAGGAGGCAGGTGTGGCGTTCCAGAGTGTCACTGCACTAGCTGCCAACGGTTGGCGCATTGAAGGCTATTACCGTTTCACCGGGGAAAACTGATGCTCGCCGCCGTGACAATGATCCGCAACCCGTTCCAGCCGGATCGGGACCGCGAGGTTTGCCCGGTACTGAGTCCGATCACCATTGCCCAATGGCTCGATGACCAGGGGATCCAAGAGGCGAGGACGGGCGTAGCCCGGACAGGGACAAAAACCGACTGGTTCGATCGCCCGACCATCTGCCTGCACAACGGCAACGCTGTTCTGCGGGCTGATTGGTCTTCCAAGGTTATCGCCGACGGCGATGTTGTTGTCTTCGTGACCCTGCCTCAGGGTGGTGGTGGAGGTGGTGGGGGCGGTAAAAACCCGCTGCGTACTGTGCTTTCCATTGCCGTCATGGTGGCGTCCTTTGCCCTTGGTGGTCCGCTAGGCGCGGCCATGGGCATTTCCGCCAACGCCGGGGCTGCGCTTGGTATTGGCGCTGGCGTCCTGCAGCAGGCCATCGGTGGGGCGATCATCTCGCTCGCCGGCATGGCGCTGATCAATGCCGTCGTGCCGGCACCCAAGCCGTCCGTGCCGTCACTCAGTTTCGGATCGGTCGGCGCGCCGCCAGCTCCTAGTCCCACCTATTCCTTGTCGGCTCAAGGCAACGAGGCCCGTCTCGGTCAGCCGATCCCAGTTCTCTATGGCCGCCATCTGATCTATCCCGATCTCGCCACCCAGCCCTATCAGGAATTCGTCGGCAACGAGCAGTATCTGTTCCAGCTTCATGTCATCGGCCAGGGCGAATATGACCTGGAGCAGGTCCGCATCGAGGATACGCCGATTGCCTCCTTCGAGGAGGTGGAGACGGAGATCGTCGGTCCTGGTGGCAGCGTCACCCTGTTCGAGACCGACGTAGTCACTGCGCCCGAGGTTGCGGGGCAGGAACTTCGCAGCACCGGCGACGGCGGCGACTGGATCAGCCCCTTCACCGCCAATCCCGCCGAAACCAATGCCGGTCATATCGGCATCGATGTGGTGTTTGCTCGAGGTCTCTATTTTGCCAATGACGGCGGAGGGCTCGATACCCGGAGCGCTCAGTGGGAAGTACAAGCCAGAGCCATCGACGATGACGGAGTGGCCGTTGGCGATTGGATGATGCTGGGTACAGAAAGCTACTCGGCGGCCACCAACAGCGCGCTGCGGCTCAGCTACAAGTATGCCGTTGCGCCGGGCCGCTACGAGGTTCGGATGATCCGGTTGGATACGATCGACACCTCGTCTAGGGCGGGACACGAACTACGCTGGGGCGCGCTCCGCGCCTACTTGGAGGGCACGCCTGAGTTCGGCGACGTGACCCTGCTTGCGGTCAAGATGCGGGCCACCGACAATCTGTCTCAGCGCTCGTCCCGAATGATCAACTGCGTGGTCACCCGCAGGCTGCAGGTTTGGGATCCGGTTTCGGGCTGGTCTGCGCCGCAGCCGACGCGTTCCATCGCCTGGGCCTTTGCAGATGCTGGCCGGGCATCCTACGGTGCCGGCCTGACGGACGGTCGAATCGACCTGTCGGCGCTGCATGCCCTGGACCAGATCTGGACCGGGCGGGGTGACAATTTCGACGGTGTTTTCGACAGTGCCATAACCGTATGGGAGGCGCTGACCCGTATCGCCCGCTGCGGCCGGGCGGTGCCCATTCTTCAGAGTGGCATCGTTCGCCTGTTTCGCGATGCGCCTCAGACTTTGCCGGTGGCCATGTTCGGGCCCCGCAACATCGTCAAGGACTCCTTCCGTATCCAGTACATTATGCCGGGTGAGGACACTGCCGATGCAGTCACCGTCGAGTTCTTCAACGCCCGCACATGGAAACCGGATGAGATCACGGCAAGCCTGCCCGACAGCGCGGCCGAGAAACCGGCAAAGGTGATCCTGTTCGGTTGCACCGACGAATCCCAGGCGGCCCGCGAAGGGCTCTATATGGCAGCGGACAACCGCTATCGCCGCAAGCTGGTCTCGTGGATGACTGAATTGGACGGCCTGATCCCGACCTACGGCGACCTGGTCTCCGTCACCCACGACATGCCCCGCTGGGGGCTGGGTGGGGAGGTGGTCGCCTGGGATGAAGTCCAGGCAGTGCTGACGATCTCGGAACAACTGGAATGGGCCGAAGGTCAGGAACACTACATCGCGCTGCGCCGTCGAGACGGCAGTCCTGCGGGGCCGTTCCGGGTGGAGGCTGTGGCAGGCGAAGACCGGACGCTCCGAGTTCTCGATCCGCTCGGCTTCCTTCCCTACACCGGCACCGCCGAGGAACGCAGCCACTTCGCTTTCGGCCCCGGAGAAGCCTGGAGCGCCAAGGCTCGGGTCATCGCCGTTCGCCCACGTGGCGAACAGGTGGAAATCACTGCCGTCGGCGAAGACGTCCGGGTCCACGAAGCCGACTTGGCTGCCTGATCAAACACAAACTGGAGAACACCATGAACTGCCCTTCAACGAAGGACGGGTATGTCGCCATGCCCGAGGAGGAATTCGAGCAACTGCTCGAACTGGCGGCCGAGCGGGGAGCCAAACGGGCCCTCGCGAATGTCGGCTTGGTCGACGAGGAAGCCGCAGGCGACATCCGCGATCTGCGTTCCTTGCTGGGGGCGCTACGCGTCGCCAAGCATACCGCCTGGTCGACCA